TTGTGAGGATGATGAAACTTGTGTAACTTCGCAACAAACATCTGACAGTTTTTTTGTCCGATAGTAAAACAAATGTCAGAACAAGTCTTGACTATTACAATTAAGGTTTTGCCATATACTTTTCAATGATTCTTCGCATATCATCATATAATTGGGGCGCAATTTCTTTGAATATAGGGTTGCCGCCCCAATAGTTTTCAGAACAATGGGCGATAAATTCGGCAAGCTGTTTATCTTGTGTCCAATACTTGACATCATGCCCCCTTGGTCGGATGAATTTATGCCCGGAAATTGCAGCTTGCAAACAATCGGTAAATGCTCCAAGTTGTTCTTCAAATTCCATTTGTAATGCTTCTTGTTCTTCGCATTTCGCAAATAATTCTTTTTTCAGCCTTTCGGCTTCATCCATTTTGCCTATTTGTTTCAACTCTTGATATTGCTTCCAAGCATTATCCCTGAATTTATCAAAATCAGCCCCGAATTTATCAAGTTTTTCTTGAATAACCCCTTTGAGCCTTTCTCCCTCTCCCGCATTGATAACCTTTTTCCAATCGTCATAAATCTTCATCAATTCGCTTTTAGATTTAAGTGCAATTTGATGGTCAAAGGCGTGTCCAAATTCGTGATAGAACAATCCTTTTCGATACCACGGTGATTTGGACATTCGTTGAAGATTATCATTTTCAAATGATATATTCACATATTTGTAAGTCGGTGAATAATGCGCACCGTTCTTTAATGCGACCAATGGAACAAAATCTTTGAGTGAATCGAAAAATTCCTTGCTTGGCAATGCTTCCATCATGCCGGGTATCTTTTTTACATAGTCTGTAAAAATGTTGTATGGCATATTGGGTGAAATGTTATCAAATCCTATTTGCTTAACTTCTTTCAATGATGCAAGTTTATAGATGTTGTAAGCCTTTTCAATTTGCACATACACTTTCTCATATCCCTTATTTACAAAATCATGTTCATTTATCGCCTTTATTGCTTCATTGTAAGCCTTGCGCCATTGAATAGGAATCTTTGTTGATGAAACACCTTTTAATTCCTGTAAATGGTCAATTGATTTGAAACAAGGTTTCGCTTGTCCGTTCATCAATGATTTATGACTTGACCAGGATTTCAATTCATAACCAAGCCATCTATCAGATTCACCATTCTTTATTTTTTCACGGGCGGAATCAATATAACCTTGGAAACGCGATTCTTTACCATAGAAATGTTCCAAGTTATCCATCAAAGTAGATAGACGTTCTGCATTTGTCGCTTTTGTCTTATCAGACTTAAATTGCCAATCAGGGGCTTTAATTTTAAGAACATCATCGTTGGATGCTTGATTTGTTGCTATCTTACTCAACAAGTCTTGAAGTCTTTTCTTAAATACTTCTTTACCTGTAATCCAATCACGCTTATCACCTGTAATGGCGGCAATGTCGTTGAGTATTTCCGAAACATCAATATTATGTTTCCGGGCTTCTTTTATGGCTTCTGTTGCATCCGCGATATAATTCTTGTATTCCTGCATCACTACATCAACACGACCATGTAAAACAGAAATTGCATTGACAACACCGGACGGATTGCGGTTTTGGATAGCATCATCAAGGATGAATGTATTTAAGCCCCATTCATTGCACATTGCGCGGATTGAAGATATTTGCGGCTTCAATTGGTCAAGCTGCCTTTGTATCGGGTCAATCTTCGGTTGGAGTGAAATAATATCCAACTTCAAGCCTTTGGACAATTGACCATCCTTGAAGTTGTCTTTAATGAAATAGGGTGTTGAAGCCCACTTCTTTTGTGCTTCTTCATGGTCTTTCACCCATTGCTTAAACCCGTCCGGCACATCGGTAACAAGGTTCTTGGCTTCCAACTTCTTGTATTGCGTGCCATGCAATGCAGCTTTGAGGTCGCCAAGTTCATTTTCATCAAAGGTTTCTTCATCCATCAAGATAGGCACGGCATAACACATACATTGCGGATGCCACCCCTTGAACTTGAATGTTTTCGGATAACGCCCAACCAACTTTTCACATATATCACACTTGAACAATGGTTCATGGTTGCTTCTGCGAATTTCATAACCAACGACAAAATCAAGTGATTGCCAACGCAAGAAATCACTTTCACGATAAGCCATATTGATTTCGGAACGTGTAAGGCGCATCGCATTCTTATATGAAGAACGGTAAACACCTTGTCCGGGGTGGAATGCTTTGGCGGCTTTTGACAACACAAGGTTTCCGCGCTTATCTCTTACACGGCGGAACAATCGGTTTGGCTCTTTAAGGTTTTCCCTGACATCACGGGATAATTGGGCGGCATTGCGACCCTCGCCCAAACCTACATCAAGGGCGGATTCCAATTGTGCTTTGTATTGCCCTACATATTTCCAAACCCTTTGCGAAAGGTTCATTCCCTCAACTTTGCGTCCTTGGAATGTCTGTAACGCTTCCAAGTTGCGGTCTTGCATCTTCTTCAACCTTGCTTTGCTCAACTTGGACGTGTCCATTATTGAAGCAATGAAGCCATCATTCTTTTCACAAGCGAACAACCATTGTTTCTTTGACCCCGTTTCAATAACTGTTATCATTCGGTCGGCAAGTTGCTTTGTTATACCTTGCATTACAGATTTAACACCGGGGTAATCATCAAAAGAAAAGGGTTTGTCGGGGTCGTATGTACCTTTTGCCACCGCCTTTGCAATCTCGGTGGTGGCACGGTCAAACAAGGCATTCACGGCTTGTGTGTATTGTTCCGTTTGCCTGTAATGTGCTGCATCGTATGATTGAATCGAAAACCGCGTTGTCTTTTGTCGCTTTGCCATTATCTCCGAATTTTGAAGTGTTCACATTGTGGGTCGTTCAAGAAACGGCAATATTTGCCATTCGTGTAATAGGGGCAACGACACATGAAAGGCTTGCCATTAGCCCCGATTTCATGCCAATCATAAGAATGGGCGCAATCTTGACAATGGTATTTGACTTCCGCTATTTTCGTTTTATTCCGTTTTGCCATAGTACGTACCTTTTGATGTTACAAACTCACCGTGTTTCAATCGGTCAAATGTGCCTTTCTCAACGTGGCAACGGTGTACACCGCATGAATCAGCCACCCAAACAATCCATTGGTCAGGGACACTTTCAACCATCGGCTTTTTCAATATCACATCATAACGGGTCGTGTTATGCGCCGGGATAAACGCTTTCCCGACAACATACCCACTTACCGGGGTTTCCTTGCAGCTTGCAAGACAAAACACCATCAACATTATAAACAAGACCTTACGCATCGCCATCCAATTGAGGTTCACCAATCATAAATGAATTTTCCACGGTTGATTGCTCTTTGATTTTCTGCATCGTCAAAGCCACATCCTTTGAAATACCAGCCTTTTCAACCGATTCTTCTTGTGATATTACGGGCTTGTTGCCGTTGGCGGTAAGCCAATAATTCAAATCTTCAAGTTCATTGGTAAGCATATAAGGCACAATTTCGGGTTCAATCATTATGGCTTCACAATCCCTTTCCCAAGCGGTGTTCATTTGTCCTATATATGCCAAAATGATATTCACACGCCTTTGCAAGTAATCATCGAAAATCTCCCTTTTATCCTGAACTTTCAAATGTGCATCCATGAATAACAGCTTCAAAGCAATGCCACTTATCGCCCCAAGCCCCTTGACCGCATCAAATGAAATATCCGGGGTTTGGGTGATTGTGTAAATCATCTTCAAAAGGGTTTCGATTTCAAGTTTCACAGATTCCGGGGCATTCTGCCAAGAAACATAATTCATTGTTGCGCCATCTTCACCCTCGATTACCGAACCTGCTTCACCTTTCTTTGACCAACCATTGATTTGCCCGGTGACAAAAAGTTTCGGGCTTGCATGATAATCGTTGGTATCGGCAAAGTTTGATAGCAAGTGTTCCAAGCGGTCAATCAGCTTGTCCACATCTTCCGTTTCAAAATATGGTTGATAACCATAAGCAATCGGAATCTTGCCAATTGCAATCGGTTTAGGATAACCGGAGGCTACATCATAACCGTTTGCCCCATTCACCCACAACCAATGTTCCTTGTCCGTGAATGTTTCAAAGTAATCAATTGAATTTTCGCCATTGTCCTTACGGCTAAATGCTCGTGAAAATGCTACCATATCGCCCGTTTCATCGAAGTATGGATAAAGAGTATCGCCAAATTCAGGGGCAAACAAAGCACAACGCAACTTGTGCTTGGCATTGAAGCCATATTTTGAATGCGGCTTTTCAACCGTGTACCAATATTCCGCACATTCCTTGAATCCGAATATCGCACGGGCAATCTTTCGGTTCAATGAATTGCTTTTGACATCATACAAGATACGGTTCAAAGCGTATATGATACCCTTTTCATTGTCATTGGTCGGGGTTGCATTATATTCGGGCGGATTACCGAAACAGAAAGACACGGCGCGTTTGATTATCAACTTTTGAATGGCAAGTGCAACCCTTGCCACCTTTTCCGTTCTGAAATTGACCGCTTCACCATCGGTTGAAATAACCTTTTGTGCTGAATCCGCTTCATTGTCGGCATCTACTTTCACCCTTTTATCCGGGCGCAATATCGGGTCGTTCACATCGTGCAATTTAGGATTCAATGCCTTTTTTGCACATTCCACATCGGGTTGTGGTATAAATCGGCAAGACTTCAATTCCGAAATGACATCGTTTGCCGTCGCTTTCTTAAATATTTCTTCAATTGGCATATTGTTATTGTTTTATAGTGATACATTAAAATCCAAAAAGACTTGCCACATCCGATTTCTTGCGGTTTGCACGTTTTTCTATCGTACCCGTCAAAGCATCGGGGGCATCATCATGTTCATTCTTTCCGGCTTTCAGATAACCGCAAATAGCCTTTGCAAATTCGGGGAATAGGCTTTTCCACCCTTGGGGCATAAACGTGAGGTTCTGAACCATTGCTGAATGTTGATAAATGCGTGTTTCTTTATTCTCCGTTTGGTGGAATGAAGAAAACTTGGTCTTGGCATTGCCTAACAATCGACATTGCTTTTCAACATTGTTCTTGAATAGGCGACCGCCGTTGTTGGCTTCCACAATACATTCGGCAACATCATGTTTGGTAAGCATTTTTGCAAGCGCGGGTTCTGTGTACTCAACCGGACGTGTCGTATAAAGCACATCAACAATGTAGTTGCCCACATCTGTTTCATCATACACAATCGCACATAAGTAATCCGCGCCCGTGTCGGCGGTGTCCACATAACATTTGCGTTTGACATACTTTGTTGCCGGGCGAATAAGATATTCCACAAAGCCACTTTCGTACATAAGTCCGGCACGCGGTTGGGGGTCTTGTTGATACAAGGAATCGAACACTTGCGGATTTCGCTTGCGTATGGACTGCAACTTTTTCAGATTATGCCGTTCCGCCCACAATGCTTCACCCTCTTGCCTTGGGTCGTATTCGGTCGGCTTTCCCTCTTTGATTGCTTTATATACGACAACAACCCACCCATCCGGGTTTTCCTTTTCATCATATATGCCTTGCTGCCGCAATAATGTACCCGCCAAATCATCTTCATGCCACCGGGTAAAGACAATCAATTGTTGGGAATCATTGTGAAGTCGGGTTTCTGCAACCGTATCGTACCAATCGGACACACTTTCACGGACAATGGGCGACCATGCCGTTTTAGCATCCTTGTAAATATCATCCATTATCAGAATATCAACGGGTTCACCCGTCAATGCTCCCCCCACGCCAACCGTCTTGAAGCCGCCGCGATAACCTACAATTTCGCATTCATCGGCATTTCGTAACCAAGAACCCGCGACCGTTGTAACATTTGAAGCATTCAAGTTGGTATTCGGGAATATCTCGTGATATTCGGGACTGTCAATAATACGTTGAATCTCTCGGTTGAACTTTCTTGCCTTGGGTGCATTATAAGACACAATCGCCAATTTGTTATCAGGATTCTTACCGACCAAGAAAGCGGGTAATCGCCTTGTTGAACCCTCGGACTTTCCATGTTGGGGTGGCATAAAGACCATAAGTTTGCGAATTTTGCCATCTGCAAAGTCTGTCAATACATGATAGTATCGGCGGTGAAAGTCTGCCGGGCGAAACGTGGGCATTGTGGACATTGTAAAGCGCAACAAATCGGAACGACTTTCACGAATAAGCCGTTCTTTCAATGCCTTGTAATACTTTATTTTGTCCGCCCGCTTCTGCATTACTCCAACTTGCGTTTCAATTCCTCGATTTCCTTATCCAATTCTTCATCGGTCTTGCTTGCGAAAAGGTCTTTGCCGTCCTTGCCTGTTACCTCGGTGGATTGCCTGTTGCGCCAATGTTCCGGGTCGCCATTCGTCAAGGTGAATATGATTGCCGCCGTGTCCGGCTGAATGTGCTTTTTTGTGGTGGTTTGTTCCTTGATTATAGGCTTTGGATTGCCCTTTTCGTCTTTCTGCTTACCCGGTATGGTTACAACCTTGGTTTCGGTAACGTCATAGCCTTGTATCTTCTTCATCAAGGATTTCTTTGCTTCAATCACCATCGCTTGCATCCGTTCCGCCTTTGCTTGCTCGATTGCATCGGCAAAGTCGGGATAATCATTCACCCATTGATGGTATGTTTTCGGTGTTATTCCTACTTGACGGCAAATTTCCGCAATGGTGTAGGTGTCGGACTTCACAAGCCCAACAATCATGTCCACCGTTTTTTTACTGAATTTTGCCATTCCTCAATCTCCTTTTTTACGTTGATTTTATTACAATCATAACTATTCTTTCAACTCACACTTAAAGCCCCTGTCTTGTAACTCACTGAATAACAATGATAATTTGGTAACATCGCCACATTCAACAATCAATCGTGTGTCAATCATCTTTTTACCCTCATCATTGTTTTGTTCTTCTTCATCGCCTTGTTCCATCGGAATACCCCAATCTTCCGGGTCAAAATCGAACTTTTCGGCTTCTTGCATTATCAAGTCTGTATCAAACGAAAGGTTTGCTTTACTCGTTGCATTGTCAGCAAGTGCAAGTTCACGTCCTTTGGCTGAATCCAAATCAATATCCGTTCTTTTGACCGCCACAAGGGAATTGCCGTTGGTTTCAACAATAATCACGTTGTCAAAGCCTATGTCAGCGGCTTTTTCGGCGGTCTTGTTTCCTGCAATGATTCGGTTGTTCTTGTCGATAAGGATTGACCGCCCAAGTCCGAATTTCCGCAATGATTCATCCATAAGGTGTTCGCCAAACTCCGTTCCCTTGTTGAAATTCTTATCATCAGGAATCAAAGAATCAATGCTTGCTTCAATCATCTTTGCCATATCATCACCAAATCAAGAAGTAAAACAATAACGACAAGGGAATTGCACAAGCTGCACCAATCATCGTGAAAACCACATCCATCACTTCAACCGTGCCGTGTCCTTTTGAATCCCACCATTCCTTGCAGATTCCGGCAAGACTTCCGGCGGTGAATCCGACCCACCAACCAAGCAAAGTACCGATAACAAGCGAAATCAAAACACCGACAAAGAAATGCTTTCGTTTGTCGGGCTGTTTGGCGGCTTCCTTGGTGCTTTTCCATGCTTCAATAATACTTTCCTTGACTTCTGCAATAAATGCCAAGAATCGGGCTTTTAATGGCTCTTTCACAAAAACCGATTCACCCGAAATGAAAACGGGCGGTTGCGTCTTACCTGAATAGACACCCAACCACACTTTCCCGGTGAACAAAATATTCAATCGTTCTTTGAATGTCGTTTTCCAACACGACACACATTGTTTGCCATCATTCCAAACGGGTAATGATTGACATTCACTTTCCGCCATTGTTGACGGTCTTTGCAATACCTTTGTGGATTGCGCAAAATCAATTGGTTTCATCTGCTTTTGAATTTAGTTTGCAATGCAAATGCAAAATTAAAGCGTGCATTATAGTAATGCACGCTTTAACAAAAAAGTTAGGCACAACTTATCAAAGTTTCAACCTTATAGGCAAGTTGGCAAAAGACCATGCGAGCAAGGCGGCATCGCGGGCATCTTGATTTGTCCGACCCATCAAGCCCGTAAACGAAGCCAATTCTTCATGGGTAATCTTACGGTCTTTGCCTTTCCAACACTTCACCAATGGCGGGTGCTGCACAACCTCGATTCCGTAATGCTTGCACATTTCAACGATTTTCCGCCCGGTTTCATGGTTTGCCCCGACATCCTTTGCAATCTTTTCGGCTCTGTGTCCTTGGGCTTCATGGAAGTTGCTTTTCTTGACCATCCACCCGGCTTCAACTACAACAACCAATGTTTCTTTCACTTCATCACGGACTTTCCTTGCGTGCTGCAAGTATTCAAGCAAGTTCGGGAAATCCAAGTTAGTAACTTCTAATTGCCTTGTGGGCGGCTTCAAGTATGCCACACCGGATTTTTCTTTGTCCGGGTCAATGGCAATGATATTGTCAAATTTCGGCATAAGACATCGGATTAAAAGGGTAAATCATCATCAACATCTGACGGGACGTTGTTGGTCGGTTGCGATTGGGGCAATTGTTGTCCCGACTGTTGGGTGGGTTGGCTTTCACCTTTCAGACCACACAAGGTAACTTCATTCGCATTGACATTGACGGCAATTTGGTTGTTCCCGTGTTTATCTTGATAGGTCTTTAAGGACAAACGACCCCGGACAAAGACTTTGCACCCCCTTTTCAAATATTGGGTAAGATTACCACCGTCACCATACCAAAGCACGGACACCCATATTGTTGTTTCTAAAACCGAACCATTAGAATCCCTTTTCTTTTCAGAATGGGCAACATTCATTGAAACGTACTTCTTTCCGTTGAACTCTTTTATTTCGGCATCATTTCCAAGATTGCCAATAATTTCTAATTGCAACATAACTTATAAATTTTGTTTTATATACTTCACCCAATCGGGCGTTATTATATCCATCACGTTTTTACCCGGGTTGTTCTTTTGCCAAATCCGGCATTCTCGCAACATTTCATTTGCAACATCCACTGGCGTTCTGAACCTTTTGCCATCAATCAAATTGGTGGCACATTCCGGGATTGGTTCAATGTTGGTGAATAATCCAAGTGTTATGCAAGTGTATTGCTTTTGCTTATCAATACTTCTTGTCGTGCATGATTGGTCGGTTCTCATTGTATTTCATTTTCTGCTCGATATGCCAAGCCAAATCAACATTCAGGGATTCCGCCCACTTATTGACATACTCAATACCGAATTGAATACGTTTTTCAATCCCGATAACATCACGGGACAAGCCCTTGCACAAGGCAAATGCGTTTTCGGTAAAGCTGAACTTGTCAAAAGCCCGGTAATAACGGCAAGGGTTCATCTTGTCGAAATCAATACCCAAAGCCCCGGCAAGGTCAAAAAGACGAATGGCTATATCCGCCAATTCATCTTCAAGCGTGTTTTTGATGCACCTTTGAAATACCTTATCAAACCAATCAGGACGAATTATGCCTTGAAAGGCATTTGCCATTCCCGTATCAAAACCCACTTTGTCGGCTTTTAGTTTGTTTCGGTCGGCTTCTACCAATTCGCCAATCTCGGTTATTACAAGCATCAAACAATGTTCGTTGCTCAATCTCTTTTCCCAAAATCCGTGTTTCACGGCATTGGAATGTGCTTTGTTTGCTAATTCATTAAAGTTCATAACATCTTGTTTTAGAATAATTTTAATTGTGCTTGGTGATACAATAAGCGCTGTTTGGCTGCATTGAAATATCCGGGGTCAAGTTCAATCCCCAACATTTCAAACCCTAAATTGTGTGCTGCTATACAAATAGAACCCGAACCCAAATGGGTATCAAGGATTCTTTCACCCGGTTTTGCATAATGCACCAATAACCATTCGTAAAGTTTAATCGGCTTTTCGGTTGGGTGTATGGTGTTTTGCTTTGCCAACTCACAACGGTTTATTGTTACAACCCTTGTCGGGCAATCAAAAGATGAATATGCAAGTTCACAATCTGACATTGTTAGCCCGGTTTGCCCCTTGAACCAACAAATCCAACCTTTCGTGCCTTTTGTCAAATTCTCCACAAAGTAATTCGCACCCCAAATTATTTGATTGCGCGACACTCTTTCAAGTTCCCGGAAATACTCACGGGGGGGGTATTTTTATCCCATCCTTTTTGCTCATGGGCTTTTCGGTTGTGTTTTGGGTTTTTGCACACACATTTCTTTTGACCATCAACCCCGATTCCATAAGGCGGGTCACAAATAGCAAGGTCAAAGGCATTGTCCGGCAAATTCCGCATTACTTCCATACAATCACCATTCACAAGTTGAATACCCCCGAATGATTCAATTTTCATATTGATTTCTTGTAACTATATCAAATACCGCTTTTGTCAATTCAATGTCATACATGGCATCATGCAATGATTCATCATTGACATTCACACCAAGGGTTTTTACAACTGTTGATAACTTGAAGTTTTCCATATCGGGGCGACGGGTCGCAAGATATGCGGAAGCAAGCACCATTACATCAATTGAGTTTGACCAAAACCAAGAACCGAAATAAACATCGCCATTCTGCAAGAAGAATCCACGCAAAAATTGGTTATCGAAAGCCGCATTGTTATAACCGACCAAAAAGAACTTATCCTTTTTGTTGAACTTGTCCACATACTTGCCAAGCATAGCCACAAACTCTTGATAAACTTGTTGCATCGGCGGGTATGCAAGTATTTGTTCGCGTGTTACACCGCCCACTTTCAAGGCTTCATCTTCAATCATTGCCCTTGGGTTGGGTTGAACGTGAAAGTCGAATGTTTCTTTTATCACGCCATCAATCACGATTTGCCCGGATATTTGGTGAATACCATGTTTGCCGGGGTTTGTTCCTGTTGTTTCAAGGTCGAAAAATACTAATTTCATTGTTTTTGATTATTTGGTTTTGTTATATTCTTCTTCAACACGTTGTAAGACATATTCAAGTGGGCGTTCTTTTATGAACCGTTCCTTTTCTTCGTTTGTCAAAGATTGACATTGCTTGACATATGTTCTTGCGTGGGCTTCCATGACTTCCGGCAATGTAGCCTTACTCCAACAATGTTCGCATAAGGAGAATGTGCCGAATGAATCACTTAGCTCAATGGATTTGGGCTTGCATACTGACCAAGGCAAACTGCAAATTTCGCAAGTTCCAAAAGACGGATAAAGTATTTGATACGCCCTTACTACAAATGGCAATCTTTTTATTCTTTCAATTTCCATACTGTTTTTGTTTTATAGTGATACAAATAATTCTAAATTTTTGATAGCCAATACTCCCATATTCGGCTTGCGATTTGTGCCATCATCACGGGTGGCACCGACATTCCACAAACATAATGCGGTGGTTGCCCGGCAAAGTTGTAATCTTGCGGGAATGATGAAATGCAACACACTTCACTTTGCCCCAAGAACCGGGGTTGCTCAAAATGAATCAAGCAAGATTCTTTGCTTGCAAGGGTGGGGCAAATTCTATCCAAGTACACATAAGTTTGATTAAAATTGCTTCCTTTGCCGAATAACCTTTCATTTGCCGCACCTTGGTTCAAATCACCTTTTTGGCGGTTATCCCATAGCAAACGTATTGTTTTGCTCTTTGCTTCACGACCTTTGAAGTCTGCAACCTCACCAAACATTATCGGCTTTTCGTTAAAGTCTAAATTCAAAGCCGGAACAACATCGAACAAGCCTTGCGAAACAAGGAAAGGCGCGGCAATATCTTTACGCAAGCACACGAAAAATACACGTTCACGGCGTTGGGGAACACCCATTTTTTGTGCATCAAGCAACCAATGTTGGCAATAATACCCGGCATCCTCGAAACCGTCATAAATGCGCCTTACATAGTTCTTGGCTTCACCAAGTAGCAATCCTTTTACATTTTCCGCAACAACCACTTTGGGCTGTAACCTCTTTGCAAGGTCTATGAAATCGAAAAACAACGTGTCCAACACTTGTTCCGCCTGCCCCTCACGAAAATGTTTCATCTTACCCCAAGCATCTTCACGGCTTCCAGCTATTGAAAAGGTAGAACAAGGGGGCGAACCGTCCAAAATATCAAGATTGAACAATTCGGGTGGCAAATCATTTTTTTCTTTGAACGTCTGTATCGGTTCAAGGAAAGGGAAACGCGGATTGTGATTTTGGCAATAGGTGTACATCATACGGTGGTCTATCTCATTGCATCCGATAACGTCAAATCCGGCAAGTTTATATCCCATTGACGACCCCCCCCCCACAAGCAAAACACGAAAAGACCTTTCCTTTGTCTTTCGTGAATTGGGCATCTTTCAATGTCCAATTGAAATCAAATTTGTGCATTATTGGCGGTTTTATTTAATATATTATTTACTTTTGTTGCTATATCTCTGAATTGCGGATTATACTTGAAATCATCCTGATACTTTTTCAATAGATGAAGCATGGTTGAATGGTCACGGTGTACATATTCCGCTATCTTGGTAAGTTTCATTTTGTGCATCCGGCAATGGTACACGAAAATCATTCTTGCATAGAACCCATCACGCTTTCTCGATTTGGTGACATATTGATTGAACTTCAACCCGGTTACTTCATGGATTGCATTTTGAATCCTTAAAACAACAAGGTCTTTATGCACCACGTTCGATTCAAACCAAATATCCTTACCCATCCTTATTGCTATATCATATTCAATTGAAGCCCCGGTTGAATCCACCCAATTATCCATCATATAGATTGCATCGCAAGACAAAAGCATTTCAATGTCCTTGCATAAGTGTTCATTCCAAGAAGTATCTTTGTCAAGACCATTTTTCAAGGGGTTGGCAACCTCAAATCCAAGTTCGGTCAATAAATCTTCCGCACCACTGAACCGTTCTTGCACTTCATCATAAGGCAAACCGCTTATCTTTCCTGATATGTATATTCTCATGGCTGCAAGTTCTTTTGGTTGTTGTGCAAAAACTTATTCACAAAGTACACTTGCCCTTTGCCCGTTACCTTGGTCGTGTTGGATATAAGGGTGTCGCCGTTAGGTTTCTGAATGGTCGTTTTCTTAATCTCGAACAACCCAAGTTCCATCGCCTTTTGTGTCGGCTGATTGTACCTTTCACCGTGTTGGCACAAGTAGCCATTTTCACGCATCCAAGCGAAAAGCCTTTTTTCTCCCGTATTCACTCCATTTTGGCAAATGATTTTTGCAAGTTCTCCAATCAAGACCGATTCATTGGAAGTTTCAACGGCTTGTGAGAATAAAACACGTGGGGCGTCGGCTTCAATCTTCTTTTGTTGTTGCTCGATTTGTTCAGCCTGTGAAGCTGCAAGGCGCAATGCTTCGGCAAAAGATTGTGGTATTGCCGGGGTGGTGGGGGCTTGTTGTACTTGCCTGACAACCCTTTCCATTGCATTGAATTGTTCAATAAAGCCGACCTTGAATTGCATAGCCTTTGCCCCGGTCAAACCCATAGCAAGCAAAGAAAAGCCGTCACGGTTCATTATGAACATCGGGCGTGGCTTACCTTGTGCATCAAGATATGTTGATTCATAGAACCAATGGCGGTGGGCTGAATTTTCAGCCGACCCCAAAATGTTGCGAACCGCTTGCATTATATTCTTATGCTGCTTTCCGAACACTTGTGCCACTTTTAGGGAATCCGTTACGGGCGTTCCCTTTTCTGTCTTATAGACCACGTTTTGTTGAATGATAATACTGTTCATTGTTATCATAGAATTTGTTAGTTAATTATTCCGCATCATCATCAAAAAATTCTCGGTTCTCGTCCATAAATGCTTCAAATGCTTCATCGCAATATACACCCTCACACAATGAATCAAATTGATGGTCGATTTCACCGTTTTTCCAAGGGCAAAATGCACATAGTTCATCGCCCAATTGCTTTTTTAATTCTGAATCTTCCATTTGATTATAATTTTCTTCTGTCCTTTCCTTTGATTTCAAAGTAATTACACATTTCCACCAACCGACTTGCCACACGGTCGCCATAACGGTTCATTAATACATCACCTTGCATCTTCATGTTGGAAGTTATCAAAGTCATTTCATCGCATTTGTCGCCCCGGTATTCGATAAGCTGCCGGACTACATCAATACGATTACCCATGTACAAGTTTTCTTGTGGTTCTTGCCCGAAATCCTGAATGCCAAGCATCGGTTGTTTTTTGAATATCTGGAAATTGCCATTCTCAACGAAGTAGTCACACAAAGCATCTGCACGAATAATCCGCCACCATAGGGGGCGTGGTTGTGAATCATCTTGCCAAAGAACTTTGAAGCCGAAAGCCGTGCAATATGCTTGCATTATTTCCAAACACCATGATTTGCCCGACCCTGTATTTCCGGCAATGTATATTCCACGCTTCAATCGCCCCGGTATCACTTGCCCTGTATTGGGGTCAAGGCATTTCATTGACGGGTCGCAATGCGCCCATTTGATGAAGTTTTCGTAAGTGAATCGGTTTTCATCATCAATTACGAATTTCGGGTTTCGGCTTTTGCCAATCGCTTCAACAATCTTCAATGCTTCATTTACATCATAGTGAATGTATTGGTAGCGTTGGAAGCCCGCAAATAATCCACGCTGATTGATTGCATGAAGTATTTGTTCAATACTTGGCATCTGAATCTTTTTGTTATTTCCGTCTTTTACTTCCATTCGTCATTCACTTTTGTTGTTGTCTTGTTGCCTGAATATGCCGACCGCCTTTCTTTTTCTCCTTTTGCCCAATTGCGAATGGCGGCTTTCCAATCTTTCATCTTGTTTTTACCGACAAACCAACCTTTGCTTTCGTAGAAGTCGAAAAACCTTTCAGCATCGAAAGAATATCCCTTTTCAAGAATATAAGCCCTTATTTCTTCAATTGTGGGCGGTAAAAAGCGGTGTCCGCTTTTCTCTTTTATATTCTCTTTATTATCTTCTTTTCTTTCCTTTTCTTTTCTTTCCTTTGCATCATTTTGCAATGCACTTGCATCGGCTTTGCATTGCTCTTGCTTATCCTTACTTGATTGCCAACGCTTTATGGCTGCTGCTTTTCGCTTTTCCGCTATGTCCGCACGTTTACCAAGGCGTGTTATTACTGACTTTGACCAAAACTTTTCACCATCATTAGTGAACAAATCAAAGTCATTCACGACACTTTCAACCATTGCTACATCAACGTGCAATGCAAATGCAATACTTTTGCACGATTTCAAAGGCAAATGCCCCCCTTGTTCGTATAATTGTTCTACAACGCACCAAAAGACACCTAACCCCGCCGCCCCGTGCTCAATCAAAACATCTTGCAACTTTGGGTCGGTTCGTGCATTGTAATCATGTTGAAAATAGAATGTATCTTTCATCTTACAACGTGTTTTTGTGATTCACCAATGCCAAACAATGCAAAGTCATATTTACATGGGTCTGTGGGGTCGAAAACCGCCAAATTTCGCGTCAATTCTTCAACCGTCTTGCGGTCATTACTTTTGCGTGTAATCAACCCCAATTCGCGCCCGATTCGGGCAACATGGACATCAAGGGGCATCATCAGCTTGTCGGGTGTCAATTCGTGCCAAATACCTAAATCAACAATACCATCTTGACGACACAACCAACGCAACATCAGGTTCAAGCGTTTGCAAGCCGAACCGCCTTTGTGTGAATTGCCTTGCGGATTGGGAAAATGCTTTGAATAACTGCCGTTTGCATCTTTGAATATTTCACGCAACTTGGTGAATCCCGCCCATACGTCAAAACCTCGTTCTTTGAAGAAATATTCCAAAGTGTCATAAGTTCCCGTAATCCAATATGCAAGTTGCAACCCACTACACATATACGCCAAATCCCGCCCAAAGAATGTGCGGTGGATATTGCAATTCGGGTCTATATGCTTCCACCCATCTTGCATCACAAAGTCATAAGGTTTGCCATCCATAATGTCAAACAACATCTTTTGGCAACCTGTCATTATCTGTTTCCTATTACCCCAAGCGATTGTTGAAGCAAGGAACGCGGCAATTTCAATGTCTTGTTGGGATTTGCCCAAGAAACAACGTGGAAACAACACCGGGTCATTATCCATGAATGCCGTTGTGTTATATCTTGCCACAAGGGATTCCAATGTTATCTTCAAATCATTCATTGTTGCGATATTTAAGCCCCCGACCCGGCACAAAGTCAAGCCGGGGGCACTCTGTTAAACCTCAATGATTGCGATTTCCGGCGCAATCTCCCTTATTTGCTTCAATTGTTCATCAATCACCTTGTCGCGCAAATCTTCAAGTGTGGCTTGCGCACCGGGTGAAAGAAGTACGAACGCAACTTCACGTCCATTTACTTGTGCAAATGTTTCAACCTCTATTGTTTCGGGTTGCATACCCTTGAAAATGGGCATTTGAATTGTGAATGATTCGGGCAAATTGGAATTGACCACTTGTGCAAAATTATCCGTTCGATTACCATTTTCTTTCACGGCACGGTCAATCTTGTTGTTCACATCGGCGGTAAAGTTCATCAGGCATGAAACCAATTTCATGTTTTCGGAACGGTCGGCAAAGAATGCCCGATTCATCTTGATAAACATTCCAAGTTCCGTCGGTGTCCAAATCTTACCGCCATTTATTCCGAACTCAACAAATTTGGGGTTGTAGCCCAATTTGCCGACTATTTCACCACGTTTGTATTCATCCGCTTCATTGATTATCAAAGTGATTTCAATATTTTCACGGTTTACAAGAATATGGCAATCCTTTTGGGCAAATTGTCCTGTGTTGATTCTCTTTGTTAGATATTCAACGACTGCACCAATTACACCGTTCAATTTGGTTTTGACGGGTGCTTTGGGGTCAAGTTCCTTTGGTGCTACACCCTCACGCAACACTAATTCAGCTTTTGCCATTCCGGGGGCAAAGTTGATTTGTAATTTCTCATTCTGCATATTATTCAATTTTTAAATGGTTAATCATTAGTTCCTGTTTTCCTTTCGGTGTTCATTCGTATTCCTTGAAAGATGGTTGGTTGAAGTTCATCCGCTGTTGCTGGTCTGCATTCAATCAAATCACCCTCATCATTGTAAAACCCAGTTTCCTTTCTGTCTTGGTCTGTAAATCTGTAACATACTTCCGTCACATATTCAGCCTTTGACTTGATATTTGAAACCATATTTGTTCTTGCTTCTTTCAATGGTTTCAATCTGCCTTTATATTCGGCTTGTGATTGCTTCATTTCCGCTTCGATTTCGGCGATTTCGATTGAAACATTGGCAAGTTTTTCTTTATGCCCTTGCAGTTCTTCCGGGCTGTATGGTTTCATGTACCCTTTGTTTTCAACGCCATCGCAATTGTCTTTCAAAAATGCGATACGTTGCATCTTGTTTTCGTATTCTTTTCCAAGCGTCTTATCCATAATATTTCGTTTTATAGTGATACACTTGATTATCTAAATAACAAAACTTGATTCCACAAATCAATAAATTGTTCCCCGAATTGGCGGGCGCGAGCGGACGTTTTGAAGCAAAGCTGAGAACCGATAAACGCATCCGCAGACGTAGCCGCAATAAGCGTAAACGCAAACACGAACCCCGCAGCATCATCGGAATATACAAACCACGGAAACCACTTTTCTTGATTCCTGTTTGAGAAATCCGGGGTGAAATCATCTTCTTTGTTCCATGCTTGTGCAATAGTGCAAAGACGGTTGAAAGCAATAATGGCTTTAACGTGTTTGGGGTTAAGCTCTGAAACCAACCTTGTAACATCTTCAAGTTGGACACAATTACCCGAAAGAATCTTTTTGGCAACGGTAAAATCTGCATTGGGCTTGACACCAAGATATTCCCTTGCCTTTTCATAATCTGTAACCACTTCGTTGATTTCCTTGCTCTCAATCTCTTCAAGGGTAAAATCAAACGGGGTCAAGTATTCTTCATCGTCTGAATCCACATCTTCGTTGTGTTCCTCGATAAAGCCCAACATTTCATCTGCTGCTTCACTTTTTGAATCGAACTTTCCGCAAATTTCTTGCGTTTTCTTGTTTGTCACTAAATACTTTTTCATTGTTGTAAGAATTAAAATGGTGATACATTGAAGTTCTTTATTGTCATTCCACTTCGTGCAATGTGAATGGTCTTGCCTGTTGCTTCCAAAATACCTTGCTTAAACTCCCTTTCATTTGAATTGCCATCCGAAAGGTGTATCAAGACAATGTTATTGACTTTTGACAAGTCGTTTGCAATCAAGGCTTCCTTGCACGTGTCATAACTGCAATGGCTTTTAATCGTCCGTTCACGCAAAGCCATCGGTAATTTTCCCGATTCCACATTAGCATCCAATATGTCTTGTCGGTAATTACATTCAATCAAGATGTTGTTCAAGCCTTGAAAGGTGTAATGCAAGTAATGTGTATCGGTCGCAAATAAGACCTTTCCGCATTCAGGGTGGAAAATCAGGAATCCGAAAGGTTCACTGGCATCATGTTGGACGACAAAGGGCAACACGTTGAAACTGCCGATTGCAACCTTGCATTGTGCATCCATCATCAACGGCGACAAATAAGGGTTCTTGAACTTCTTGATAACCTCATGCAATGTCCCGGTGGACATGTACACGGGAATACGGGCTTGAATGAAGTTTTCAACGTATTTGGCATGGTCGCCATGCTCATGTGATACGATTGCCCCTTTGATGCGTGAAATGTCAAAATTGACCGCCTTTTGCACCTCGTTGAATGAAATACCACATTCAATTACCAAGGCTTCCTTGCCATTGTCAAGTATGTAGCAATTACCCTTTGAAGAAGAACCCAAAATTTTCAATTCCATAGTCTTTCGGATTTTATTCATTTAGAAGCCGGGATTTGGCTTGTGTTCATCTTTCGGTGCTTCCGTGGTATCTTTGTTCACGCTTTCCTCAATATCTGCACCGATAGTTTCTTTATTGGCATTGTTCCGCCTTTCTTCTTCAGGGGATTCTATTACTTCTTGATAATCCACATCAACAATATCTTGTTGTTCCTCAATAGTGCGCATACCCATTGACAAGTCGGGTGCATAAACGGAAGTCCACCATGAAGCTGCACGATACATCAACATTTGTTTTGTCATGGTCTGCCACTTTGAGCCGTTCTTTGTAAACCAACCCTCTTGAATGGCAAGGCGGACGGAAACCGGGGATGATTCAAGCACTTCTTTTGAACCTTTCTTTATCGTATATGCTACACATTCAATGTCTTGTATCGCCTTGCCATCAAACTGCTTTTGCACCGCTTGTTTTCGGTTGCTTCGTGAATCCCAAACATAATCGGTATAATCAACCATTCCCAACATACCTTTGTTGGTGAAGCGGTATTGCAGCGGTTCAAAGCGACCGCAAGAATTGACGGTTGCAATCAAGAACTTTGACGACCAAGACGGCTTGCCATAAATCGGCACCATGTTTTGCATCACCATCAATGGACTTGCACCGATACGCATTGAAATCTCAATGGCAATCATGCAATTGGCAACGGCTTTGTTTTGCGCGGCTTGGTTTTCAAGTTGAATTGCCGCAATTTGTTCGGGATTTGCATTTGCCGGAACTTGCTTAAATGTCGGTTTGTAATTGTCCGGCACAAGGTCGGATGAAGCGAACATTTTGCAAACTCTCTGCATAGTTTCAAACTGTACCGGGTCAAAGAAGTTGAATCCGGCATTCATCGGGTTGGTGGTTGTTACAACTCCAACCGGGTTTTGTTTCTGAATTTCGTTCATAATTGATATTATTTGATGGTTAAGAAATTGTCTTTGTTTACAACCAAATTGATTATTTGGCTTTGCGTTTCGATAATGTCATTGACCGATTCCCGGTTATCAATGAAAATTGGTGCGCAAACCCCATAGAACTTGCACAACGTGTTGATAATGTCAAGACCCGCATTCATCTTGCTTGCAGTGTTTGCGCTGCCGTAAGGGACACCGCCGATTGTTGGAATGCACGTTTCAACCGGGTTGCCGTCGTTGGTATAATCGAACAAATGGAATGATACAACTTTGAACATCGCATTGATACGGCTTTCACATTCATCAATCTTGTTTTTGGTGAACTGTGCAATGGTGTATTCTTCACGCTCTGCATCGGCAATCATTTGTGCAAGTTGCTTGCCCCTTTCTTCAAGGTCTGCAATTTCCTTTTCACAACGGGCAATGACATCACGTTTTGCAAGGCGTGCGACCAAATCACCACGTTTTTTGTTACATTCCGCCTTTTGGGTCTGTAAATCGGCGGTATCAATGCCCGAATTGTCGGTTATAATGGTTGCTTCAATGTCGGCAATCTCCTTTTGCTTTGCTACATATTCGGGTATTTGTTCAGGAACGACGGTGGCAATATCAATAACCGGGACTTCAACGAATTTTTCTTTGAGTGTATCAAGTTCATTACACAATGTTTCTTTGGTTTTAACCGCATTGTCCACATCTTGTTTGATTTCATCAACTTTGGCTTCAAGCTCCGAAACCTTACCACCAAGTCTTTTGCCCTCGGTTGATATGTCATTGCATTTTTCGGCTTGTGCCTTGGTGAATACCTCACGGGCTTTTGAAATCATATTTTCGGGCAACTCTTGTCCACAATGTGGGCAAACTGTTTCACCATTGTAGGTCTTTTCATTTTCCGCAAACCATTTGTTGCGCAAATCGTCTTGCTTGGTCTTGATACCCTCAATTTCACGGTGAATTTTGGCAATTTCAACTTGCCCGGCGGTTATTTCCTTTCGGGTGTTTTCAAGTTGTCTTTCCTTATCCTTGATTTGGCTTTCAAGTTCACGGCGGCTTGCATTGGCTTCAAAGGCGGCATTTTGAGCCTTGCTCTTGGCATCGAAAAGAATTTGTTGACATTCTGATTTCAAGTTGTTTACCCTTTTTTGCTTGTTTTGTTCCGCTTCATATTGGCGACGGATTGCGGCGGTTACGTCTGCAATTGCCTTGTCGATTTCTGCAATCTCCTTGTCTATTTGTTCAATCTCCACTTCTATTTCATGGAAATCTTCATTTTCCGGCTTCATCTTGTGTGTTTGGTCAATCCTTGGTTGGATTTGTGCCAATTCATCTTGCAAGCGCTTTTTCCGTGCCACCAATTCTTTTTTGAAGTCTGCAAGTGATTTACCGCTTATCTTGTCAAGTAAAAGGGCAAATTCGGGATTCCGTGAAGCAATTTCGGCATCTGTAATTGTCCCTGCAAGCTGAAACAATTGTTCACGTTGTAACTTCCAATTCATACCCACGAAGAAAGCCGGGTTTGTAATCATCTTGAACACGGATGAATCAATAATGGCTTCAATTCGTTTTGTGTACTCACCGACATTTACCGGGGTGTCATTCCACCAACATTCGGTATGGTTGCCTTTGAACACCCTTTCAACTTGTCCACGTGGCTTCACCCAATCTTCTACAAATGCACGTTTCAATGTGATTTCTTGACCATCAACCACAATAACACCCGACACGCTGCATTCCACGTTGTGAAGTTCTTGCCCGTTGATTCGGGTTTTTACTTCATAATCCTTACGGTCTTGGGTGTCTTTGCCGAATAGTAGCCAAATGAAAGCATCAAAATGGCGTGATTTACCCATGCCGTTACCACCTGTTATTGTGGTGACATCGGCATTGAAATTCGTTATCCGTTCCTTTTCACCTTTGAAGTTGCAAAGGGTAAGGGATTTTAAAACTACCTGTTTCATTGTTAGATATTATTTATTAGTTCTTTTATATAATTCCAAGGCAAGGTCGGCATCAACCACTATGATTCGCCCGGTCTGTGTTATTGCCCGGTCTATTCGTCCACTTGCCTTGATTCGGTTTGCCGTTGTCACACTGCAATTGAACAATTGGGCTATTCCGGCAATTCCATAAACCAACCTTTTGTCGGGTAAGGTCTGCACTTGTGGGGTGCTTGGGGTTGCCGATTCCAGCAAGTCCACAAGTTCGCCAACCGTCAGGTCGATAATCCTTGTATTGGGGTCGATTTTTATCATTAGCCGTTAAATATCATCGTCCATATCGGGCAATAAGCCTTTTGATTCCCATCGTACAAATAATTTGTATGCGATATATCCCACAAGGAACGCAAGCCCCTTTGTCATAAAGAACACCCGAAACCATGTTTCATCTTCAATGGGTTCACCACATAAAAGTATTAGTGCAATAGACCATAATATGCCCAAGATGGAACTTCTTATAATTTGCATTGTTACATTCTCTTTCATTGTTGCGAAATTTTAAATGTTCTACATTGTGAAATTGACCTTTGGAAAGTCGTTTTCGGATTTTCTTCTTGCTCTAACTCTCACTGTCCGGCAAGTGGTGTTGCGAATCCTTATTGCCGTATTGTCAAAGTCAATCATTTGCGGAATCATCAAGACAAGAAGAATTGTTGTGATTACATTGCGTTTAAAAGGCGACAAATCGAAAGAAATATGAAAATTCGTGCAAAACCACCATGCGGACAATTCATTGACTTTGGAACACCCGACCTTTTCGTATATGTTTCGGGTATGGTTTTCCACCGTCCGTTCCGAAATGTAAAGTCGGGTGGCAATGTCTTTTTTGCTTGCACCCCAAGCGAACAATTCTGCAATTTCGGATTCGCGTTTGGTTAATTCTGCAAATTCATTCATTGTTTCTTTCCTTGATTAAACCTTTCACCATGTACCGGGTTTTCACACACTTCTATCACTTCACCGCTCATTATATAAGCGTCCAAATCTTCAATAGCAAAATAGGTGTCTTTGCCGTTTGGACGGTAATATTTTACCTTGCGATTAAAGCAAAGGCGGTTCATCATACTTGAAGAAACACCCAAGTATTCAACGGCTTCTTTTCTTGAAAGAAAGCGTTTTTGTACTCCTATAACGCCACTATTCTTTTTCATAATCTTCCAATCGTTTTGCAAGTTCATCGAATACTTTTTTGAAATGGTCAATACCTATTTTTCCGTATTCTGCAACATCAAGAAATGATTTGTACGCTTCTTGCTCAATCATCATTTCTTCTTCCGGGTATAATTTTTCTTTTTCCATATTAAGCCCCCCAAACTTCTTTAATGCCAAATTCGGCAAAGATTGATTCAATTGCTTTTGCTTCTGATACTTTCGGCTCTACATCGCCCCTTAATCGGTTTAAGAAAGCCATTCGGGTTGTTATACCCAATGCTTCCATCAACTTCTTTCTACACTTTCGGACATCGCCGTTCTTAACTTGCGACCATCCTTTGTTGAATGAAAATTGTTCTTTACTCATACTCTGTTGTTTATAAAGTGAATTTTTCGTTGTTTCCTTTTGGAATGCCATTAAAATGACGTAATTTTGCTATTTGTATATGTTCGTCTTTGCTTTAACTTTGCATTGTCGAACTTTACAAGTGCAAATATACGGAATAATCCGTGAAACAAACAAGAAAAAACACGGAAAAATCCGTGTTGATTTTTAGCATTGTAAATATTTAATTGATTATGAACGATATAGACATTAAAAAAATTCGCAAGGAATTAGGCTTAACCCAAGTGGAATTGGCGAAAAGACTTGGTGTTGACACTAAAACCGTGCAAAATTGGGAATATGGTTCTAATATTCCGAAATCCAAGCACGCAATTTTGCGTAATTTGATAAAGAAGCCACAAATGTATGCCGGGGGTGGAGAACAAACCAATATTCATGGCAATAACATCAATGGCAACAATGTAACGGTAAACCAAGCCGAAACAATGGATAAATTGATAGAAGTTCTTGCAATGAAAGAAGCATCCTTGGTCAAAGCACAAGAACATATTGATAAACTATTAGAAATAATCGGGAACTTAACGAAAGGAAATAACAATGGTTGAAATTGAAGTAAACAAGTATTATGGCAATCCGTCTTATTATTCGGTAATGCCACAAGAAATTTTTGATGCACTCGAATTGGCAAGCCTGAAAGGTGAAGAATATGCTACTGTAAATAAAGACCTATTCGATAAAATGATTGTTGAATATGATAAAAAGATGAAGTTATGCAAAGAGTGATTCAATATATATTTATTATTTGTGCATTCGCATTGTCATTTTCAAGTTGTTCAAAATCGAGCGATGAAGATGAAGAACCGCAAACTAAATTAAGTACGATTGCTGGAACGTGGCTTGAATACGCATATCTTAATAGTGACGGATATTTTACCGATATATCCAATACGGGATATAATATGTATTATGAATTTGCCATACCAAATAAATTCACGCAATATTCTATCAATGAAAACGGCGAAAAGGAAATTTCACATACGGGAACATGGGGTTATTCCGCCGAATCGCAACACGTATATATTGAAGAAGAACGCGGGTGGAATTTGGACATTTCCGTTGAATTTGATAATGATATAAAGAATGATGGTTTATTTCATGCTACTTTTGACATAAAGGGGCGAACACCAAACCAATCTTCAACAATCAAAGTTAAAAGGATAAGTCAATGAAAAAATCTATCAATCCACGGGCAATTGAAATCCAACGGCGATTTTTTGAAGCATTGGACATGGCTATTTCCTTGGGCAAGGTAAATGGTTTGAAAGGTTTTTGTGATACCCACAAATTGAACCGCACCAAGTATTCAAGGATAAAAAACGACTTGAACAAACCGCTTGATGAAATGACATACAAGATGATTGATTTGGATGCACTTTCGGGCATTTGTACGGACTTTGGCGTATCGGCTGAATGGTTGTTGCTCGGACGTGGAAAAATGCTTAAATCGGACAAATAATGCACATACAAAAGGGAATAAAGTTTTTGTTACACAAAAGGGGCAAGGGTGATTCCGAAAATCTTGCAATCCGAATGCGCGTTACATTGAGGGGGCAAACACCTTTTGATGTTCCGACCGGGCATAATATAGACCTTGCCGATTGGGATATGGAAAACCAGCGTGCATTACCATCTTGCAATTCATCATCAGACATAAACCGAACCATTGATGAATGGAAATCGGTAATGAATGAAATCTTTGCCCGATATGAATTGTTAGAAAAGCGTATTCCAACACCGGGTGAAGTCAAGGACTTGTTTAATGACATGATGGGGCGAAAGACCCCAACCAATGAATCCCTTGCTTCACCCGGCGACAACTTCTTTATGACATTTGATGTTTTTACTGAAACGATGGGCAAGCAAAATGGATGGACGGAAGCGACACAAGAAAAATTCCGCGCAATAAAAGCACATTTGCAAGCCTTTGACCCGTTATTATCATTCTATACATTGAATGAAGAAAAGATGCAAGCATACCTTGCACATTTAAGTAAGGTTGGATTACGGAACACCACCATTGCAAAGAACCTTGCTTTTGTCCGTTGGTTTTTACGTTGGGCGGCAAACAAGGGATATTATCTTGGTAAGCTGCATGATACATTCAAGCCCAAATTGAAAGGCATTGACGGCAATTCAAAAGAAATAATATATTTGACACAAGATGAAATCAAATCATTGGAAAATCACCAATTCTTGCCCACACAATCAGCCCTTGAACGTGTCCGGGACGTGTTCTTGTTTTCATGCTTCACCGGGTTGCGTTATTCAGATGTTGCCAAATTAAAGCGTACTGACATAAAAGACGGCTTTATTGATGTCGTAACCAAGAAAACCAATGACGGGTTGCGTATAGAATTGAACAAGCATTCACAAGCCATTCTTGACAAATACAAGGAATGCCACTTTCCGGGGAACTTGGCATTGCCTGTAATATCGAATGTGAAGATGAATGCACACTTGAAAATACTTGGGCAAGTGTGTGGCATTGATGAACCGACCCGAATTGTGTTTTTTCAAGGCAACACCCGGCATGAACAAGTATTGCCAAAGTGGGCATTATTGACAACTCATTGCGGACGGCGAACATTTGTTGTTACCGCCTTGCAACTTGGCATCCCAAGTGAAGTCATAATGAAGTGGACGGGGCATTCTGATTATTCGGCAATGAAACCATATATTGCCATTGTTGATGAATTAAAGGCAAAAGCAATGTCGCGGTTTGATAATCTCTAATGTACACGATTTGATATTGGGCAAGTCACGTACACGATTTTGTACACGAAAAACAATGCCCAAAACGGTATTGTATGGTATTGTAGAATATCGCACATTCTTTGAAATCTTTTATTTTCAATAAGTTTGGTATGTTATGGCATTATATGAAACTTTTGTTTTGAGAACCTGTCTTTCCGCAGAACCTACTGAACAAAACAAGAGAGTAAGTGGACAAAAACCTACAAATCGCTGATTTGTAGGTTTTTTTATTGCCTATAAGTCTTGTCTCCAATGCCTTATCAGAAGAAAATTCGGCTCACCCGATAATCAGTGGGGGTATCTTCAGGCTCATCTATATTTCATTTCAGCCGGCAACCTAAGACAAGTCGACCTACAGAAATATAGAAGTCGGCCAACAGATGAGATCATGGGATAACCATTGCCATATAAATCGCTGTCTTATATCCTGTTAATCAACAGACCAACTCACTTGAGAAAGGCTTCCCAAGTGAATAACTAACCACTTCCAGACTCGTAAGCTTACGGCTACCCCCAGCCGTAAGTTATTCACTTGACAAGCCGTAAGTTATTCACCTGACAAGGCATAAATTATACATTAACCGTCTCTCCCCCGATGGTTATCGGGAAATGGCAGAGGAACTATAGATACAAGTGGCC